TAAGATTTCTAATTCAGAAAACATCCGTAAAACTATAAACTATTATAGAGGTTCTAATGGTGCTAAAAATAGAAAGACATTAGCAGATAAAAGATTCCAGAAACCTTTAACTTTTGACACTAGAAATTCAACTATGGAAAAAATAAACACTAGTGCTAAAGTTCTTATCCTAGATATAGAAACTGCTCCTATCAATGCATACGTTTGGGGAATATGGAATCAAAACATAGGAACACACCAAATACAAAGCGACTGGTTTTGTTTGACTTGGGCAGCTAAGTGGCTCTTTGAAGATAAAGTTTATTCAGCTAAAATAAAACCTAAAGAAGTCCTTGAGCAGGACGATAAACGAATTATAGAAGGAATCTGGAAGCTAGTTAACGAGGCTGATATAGTAATAGCACATAATGGAGAGAAGTTTGATATGCCTAAACTTAACTCTAGGTTTATTATTAACGGATTAAATCCACCATTACCCTATCAACAAATAGATACTCTAAAACATATTAGGAGGCAGTTTGGGTTTACTTCTAACAAACTAGACTATGTAAACAAACTTTTAAATCTAGAAAGAAAAAAAGAAACTAACTTTGAATTGTGGGAAAGATGCATGAAAGGTAATGCAAATGCATTGTCTGAAATGGAGGCGTATAATGTGCAGGATGTTAGAATATTAGAAGAAACTTATTTATTAATCAGAGCATGGATAAAACCACATCCAAACATGGGTTTATTCATCTTAGACGAGAAGGAGCATAGATGCCCGAATTGTGGGAGTAGTGATTTAGAAATTATGGGTAAGACTTATAACACACCTGCAAATGTTTATGAGTTAATGAGATGTAGTAATTGTGGAGCAAGTTCTAGGAAAAGACTAGGTTCGGCAAACATAAAACAAAAAAGACATTTACTAATATCAACAAAATGATACCTAAAAAATTTAACAAAATGAGTATTCAAGAGCAAGAGGTTTTTCTTGTAAACAAATTAAAGGAATTGTATGCAACAGAAAAGATTTATAGGAAGGCACTTGCACAGGTTAGAAGCAATGTTAAAGTAGAGGTAAAAGAAATAGACAGACCAGACGAAGCAATATTAAAAAGTGAGGATTAAAGTAAAATATAAAGACTTAACCAGAGAAAAAGTTTGGGGCTATGCTGATTCGGCAGGTTATATCGAGTTGGAACGAAAACTCAAAGGAAAGAAGCATCTGGAAATCCTTATACATGAGTGCTTACATTTACTTTTACCTGAAGCTGAAGAAGAAGAAATAGTAAAAAAAAGTGTAACTTTGTGTAATACCTTATGGCACGAAAAGTACAGAAGGGTAGACGATAAAGAAGGAATACCATTACAAGACGGCTCGTTATGAGAAAGCACACTAAAATTTACATGGACTACTTCGGATATTGCAAAGAAGATTTTTGTAGTTGTGAAGTTTGCGGTAGACGTGGAGTAGATGTTCACCATATAGATTGCAGAGGAATGGGAGGAAGCAAAGAGAAAGACACAATAGAAAACTTAATGTTAGTTTGTAGAGAGTGTCATTTGAAATATGGGGACAAAAAAGATTATATAGATTTTCTTAAACAGGTGCATCAAGAATTTATAGATAGCTATGGAAAGTTCTACTAATTATATTCATCCTACTGCTATTATTTATGACAACGTAGTTATCGGTGAGCATAATTACATTGGTGCTTATTGTATAATAGGTGCACCTGCAGAGCATAAAGGTAACTGGGGTACAACTAGCGACATAGTAGTTATTGGTGATAACAATGTATTTACAGGATTAGTAACTATTGACGGAGGAATGGATGACGTAACATACATAGGAGATAACAATTTCTTTATGAAGCACACACATATTGGGCATGATTGTCAAGTAATGGATAATGTTGTTATAAGTTGCGGAGCAAAAATAGGAGGTCATTCAATTATAGATAGTAATGTAAACATAGGATTAAATGCAGTCATTCACCAGAGGCAATTTATTGCTAAAGGTTGCATGATAGGTATGGGTTCAGTAGTTACTAAAAAACTAGTAACCGAACCTTATACTAAATATGCAGGTAATCCAGCTAAATACTTAGGACACAATGAAAGCGGCAATCGTACTACTTGATTATCTAAGACATCAACATACTGCACAAGCGGTAGCTAGTTTTCCATTAGGTAACTATCCTTATGATATGTTTAGTATAGATAAGAAAGGAATAGCAGCAGCATTAAATGAAGGCATAAGAAAGACCAAAGACTATGACATTGTAGCTTTTTGCGGTAATGATATAGTAATGCCTAACAACTGGCTTCTAATGGCAGTAGAACATATTCAAGCAATACCAGAAACGGGAATGTGTGGAATTTATTGTGTAGAAACCCTACCAAAGACAGAAGTAATAAACGGAATAGAAGTACATCCGACTTGGGCAACATTCGGAAATGTTATTATACCTAGAAAAGCTATTGATAGTGTAGGATATTTTAACGAAGCCTATGACCCTTATGGGATGCAGGATAGTGATTATGGATTAAGGTTAACCCAATTAGGATTTAAAAATTACTATATAAAAGGTTTACAAAGCCAACATATAGGACATGACGTAGGAGAACAGACAGATTACAGAAAGATGAAGGATGAAGGATTAAATAAGTCTGCAGCAATCTGGGAAACTTATAACAAGATATATACTGAAACCAACAACTATACTATTTTTTATGACGAGAGTATCAATTAAAGACATAAAGCCTAACCCTAATAACCCTAGACTAGTTAAAGACGATAAGTTTAAAAAGCTAGTACAGAGTATAAAGGACTTTCCACAGATGCTAGATATTAGACCTATTGTAGTTAATAAGGATATGATAGTTCTAGGCGGTAATATGAGATTAAAGGCTTGTAAAGAAGCAGGACTAACAGAGATACCAATTATAAAAGCAGAAGATTTAACAGAGGAGCAGCAGAGGGAATTTATCATAAAAGATAATGTAGGATATGGAGAATGGGACTGGAATATAATAGCTAATGAATGGGATGAGCAAGAATTAAATAAATGGGGATTAGATTTACCAGTTTTTGGGCACGATATTAATTCTATGTCAGAAGATGAATTAGATTTAAGCGAAGAATTTGACCCTATAGGTGAATCATCTGGTTTACAAAGAGTAGTATTTATTTTTGATGGTAAAGAAGAAGCAGAGTCATATTTAAAAAGTTTAAATGTAGAATATAAAAAACAAAATATGGCTTGGCAGGTAAATATGACAACTAAAGATATACTGTGATAAAATACCCTGTATATATTATATCTAAAGGAAGAGCCTTCAACCCATTAACTGCTAAAAATTTAGAAGATAGTGGAATAGATTACTTTATTGCAGTTGAGCCACAAGAAAAAGAAGATTATGTAAAAGCTTTAGGAGTTAATAGAGTATTAGTATTGCCATTTTCTAATTTAGGATTAGGCAGTTATCCTGCTAGAAATTATTGTTGGGAACATGCTAAGGCTAAAGGTTATAAATATCATTGGTTATTTGATGATAATATATTATTTTGGATGAAATGGATAGATGGTAAAAGAAGAAAAATTACTGATTTAAAACCAGCTTTATCTTATGTAGAAAAATTTATAGATTTGCATAATATAGATATAGGAGGATTTGAAGAACCAAACTTTGTAGTAAAGCCACCTAAAAAACCATTTAAAATTAATTGTCACGTTTATTCAGCTATGCTTATTAAGAACAGCTTACCATATAGATGGAGATTAAAATATAATGAAGATGTAGATTTATGTTTACAGGTTCTGCATAATGGAGGTATTACTGCTAGTTGTGTATATTATATGGCTAACAAGGTATCTACTGCAGATAAAATGAAAGGAGGTAACCAAGATGAACTATATAAAGGCAATGACCCTAAAAAAAAGCTATTAAAATCAAAGATGTTAGAAACAGTATGGCCACAATATGCAAAAACAGTCATAAGATTTAATAGGTATCATCATTATGTAGACTGGAGAGTATTTAGTAAAAAATCAAGGAAATAACAACGATGGCAGGATATAAAGATATTAAACCAAGATGGAAAAAAGGAGAAAGCGGTAATCCTAACGGCAGACCTAGAAAGTATGTTAGCCTATTAAAGGAACAAGGCTATAAGCTATCTGAAATAAACGATACTATTCAGAACATGATGGCTATGGATTTAGAGGAGTTAAAAGGAGTATTTGAGAATTCTAAAGCTACTATCCTAGAAAAAACAGTTGCTAACGCTATGAAGAAAAGTCTAGAGAAGGGAAGCCTGTACTCAATAGAAACTTTATTAACTAGGGTATATGGTAAACCTAAAGAGCAGATGGATATAAACACAGATAACAAAATAGAGATTGTGTTTGTGGATGGTAAAACCATTCTATGAGAATTGAAGTACCTAATGCACATATCAACCAGAAAGCTATCCTTGAAAGTCAAGCAAGGTTTAACGTGCTTATGTGCGGCAGGAGATTTGGCAAGAGTGAACTATCTCAAATAAAAATGATAAAGACTGCATCCTTCGGGGAGCAGATAGCATACATAACACCTACTTATAAACTAGCTAAAGTATTCTTTAACAAACTAGCAGCAGCTTTACCTTTCCCAAATAACCAGAGTAACTTAACAATGCAGTTCCCAAATAAAGGAAGTGTAGAGTTCTTTACAGGTGAGAGGCTAGACAATCTAAGAGGTAGAAAATTTCATGGAGTTATTATAGATGAGGCTTCTTTTATACCTAACCTAGAGGATGGGTGGTTAAACTCAATAAGACCTACCTTAACAGACTACAAAGGTTGGGGATGGTTCTTATCTACACCTAGAGGTAAAAACTTCTTTTATAGCCTTTATATGAAGCAGGAGGATGGTTGGCGGTCTTTTAAATATACTACTTATGATAACCCTTATATAGATACTAAAGAGATAGACGAAGCTAGAAGACAATTACCAGCACCAGTATTTGAGCAGGAGTATCTAGCTAACCCAATGGAGAACGCTGCTAACCCTTTTGGCTCTGAAAACATCAAGGCTTGTATAAGACCACTAAGCAACCAAGAGCCTGTTTGTTTTGGGATTGACCTAGCAAAGAGTTATGACTGGTCGGTTATTATAGGACTAGATGCAGGAGGTAATGTTTGCTACCTAGACAGATTCCAAAAGGACTGGCATACAACTAAACAAGCTATCTTAAAGCTACCTAGAAAACCTATCCTGCTAGATAGTACTGGAGTAGGTGACCCAATATTTGAGGAACTACAAAGAGCAGGTCTAATGGTAGAAGGCTTAAAGTTTACAAGCAACTCAAAACAGCAGCTAATGGTAGGTTTACAAAACGCAATACATACTAAGTCTATAAGCTACCCAGATGGAGTTATAGTTAACGAGTTAGAGGTATTTGAATATCAGTTTGCTGCTCATGGGGTTAAATATTCAGCACCTTCTGGCTTTCATGATGATTGTGTTATGTCATTAGCTTTAGCTTATCAAAATTATAATCAAAGAATGGGAACAGGAAAATATAGTTTTCTATAAAAAAATTAAAGAAAAAGTTTTTTATTTAAAAAATAGGTTTATATTTGTAAAACAAAACCACTTATATGAACTACAATTCTGACAAAATGACAAACTGGGAATTAGACAAAGCTAATTTCTTAATTCAATCAGCAAGAAAGTTAGGAATGAATTTACAGGGTTACGGGGAACTGGCAGTAAACCAAAACTCTGGTTACACTTACTTATGGTGTGAAGATTATCAATTTACACTTTATATGCCAATATCGTGTAAACTAGACATAGAAAGTGTTTACGTATTATGGTCTAACCCTACAGATGGAGAAGAAATAGAAGAATCATTAGTAGAGTTTGAAACCTTATCAGATATTTATAGATGGGTAGAATTATTAGAAGGACAATATAATTAATATACTATGAACAACCTAGAAACCTTTATCCAAAAGAATCCGACTAAAGTTTTTTTTATCATTATCATTATTTGTATATTAGCAGACAACTTATAAAACCACAAACACAATGAAAATTCAATTAATCAAAGAAGTAAACGACAAAGGAGAAACCATATATTCTATTGAGAAAGATGGTTTGTACATTCCAAGTACATTAACTAGGAATTTTGAACAAGCAGTAGAGTATTACAATAAGGTTATAGCTGCACAACCTAGCAGAGAAGTTGTTATGGAACAAGAAATTGATTACTAATGAAATACATACAAGAAGATAGCTTTCAAATAGATTGTTTTGTAAATGCAGAACTAAACATAGATGTTCAGCCTATAAGAGTAGAAGAGTGTCATGGCTTACATTCATTTGATGACACAAGCATAGAGGTAGAGGTAAAAAAAGTTTATATAGAAGTAGGAGGGGTTAGAATAGACATAACAGACAGACTAAGGGCAGAAGAACTAAAAGCCATAGAAAACACACTAGAACCAAATATAGATTTATGATAGGAGCATTACTAAAAGAAAACAGACAGAGAAGAAACCTAACTCAAAAGCAGTTAGGAGAAAAAGCAGGTATAAGTTTTGTAGCGGTTAACAGAATAGAGAGAGGTGCACAACCTAGACTATCTGTAGCTTACAAGTTATTTAACGCTATGGACTTAGACTTGAAGTTTGAAGCAGTTAACAAATTGGGTGTTTCATAGGTAAAATCGCCCTGCCTTTCTAGGTGGGGCTTAATTTTTTTATTATGACTTGGAATGACATTAATTTATATCAGTATCAACAAATTATAGAAGCCAACAAGATAGAGTATCCTATTGATAGAATAGATAGGCTTATAGCTATTGTAAACAACTGGACTGCTAACCAAGTAAATGATTTATCAGTTGAGAAATATAATAATGAAGTTAAGCGGTTATCTTTTCTAGATACAGAGCCAGACGGACAACCTGTTAAGTTTATAGATGTAAACGGCAAAAGGTACAAGTGCATCTATGACGTAAGAAAGATGCCATCTGCTAGGTATATTGAATCAAAAGTATTTCAGACTGACCTAATACCTAACCTGCATAAATTAGCTGCTAGTATGGTAGTGCCTATGAAGAAAACTATCTGGGGTTGGAAGGAAGTATCATATGATAGTATCAACCATCCTGTCTATGCAGAGGATATGCTAGAGGCTAAATTTAAAGATATCTACCATTCCATTGTTTTTTTTTATCATGTATACAGAATCTGGATAGAGGTTTCCAAGGATTATTTGAAAACCCAGTTGCAGATGCAGGGAGTGAATCAGTCGGAAAAGGCTCTAGCAGATTTGTTGAGTATTATGGATGGCAGTATAGCACCACACAAGTTGCAGAATACTATCGTATCACGCTTGACCAAGCATATCAATTACCAGCCATAGAGTACTTAAACGCATTGTCCTATTTGAAAGCCTATCGGGATTATCTTAGATAATCTCTTTTTTTTTGGGCATTTATAGGAGTGAACAAAGCACAAGCACAATTCATTCGTGACCAGTTTTTAAATAAGGTTGGCGGTCAATTTGAAAAGGTTGATACCGCTAGTTTTCCTATTATAGAGCAGATACTTTTTAAAGCAGGATTAGACTTTAATGATACTATCAGAAAGAATCTAGAAAAGGCTAAAGCTATTAGCACAGGTGCTTTAGTTGATACTGGAGTACCTAATGTAACTGAAAATCAAGGTACATTTACTTTAAACATCGGTTACCCTTTAGGCTCAAAACAATTAGAATATTACGACTTTATAAATAAGGGTGTTGCAGGTGTAGGAGGTAAGAACGCTAAACTTAAAAAGAACTCTGGGGATTATAGGTTTAAGTCTAAGTTTCCGAATAGGAAAATGGCTGCTTCTATCTTTTCGTGGCTTAATCGGGCTAGAAAGTCGGTTAGAACGGATAAGGTAGATTTGTCTGGAGTACAGAAAAAAAGAAGGAAACTAGCTAAAGTTATTGATGAGGCTACTAATAAGAAAAGGTTGGCTTATGCTATTTCCTCTGCTATCAAAAGGGATGGTATTAAAGCAACCTATTATTTTGATAGGGCAATTACAGAAAACTTTACTAAGGATTTTAAAGACGCTTTGAGTGTGGCTCTAGGCGGTGATATTATTTTACAAATAAGACAATATGGCGATAACAATAGTAACTAGCCCACCAGCGGATAGTTGTTTAAATGACGATATATGGGTAACTGCTAGTTCTACTAATGCAGGTACAACTAACTTTAAGTTCGTGTTTGATATTGTAGTAGGAGGCACAACAGTATCAAGGTCAAAGGTATTTCCTAACCCTGCTGATAATTACGGATATTTTAATACTGCACCTATAGTTAGGAATTACATTACTAATTACTTTGAGCCTTCTGGTTCTTCTATCCTAGTAGAATCTAATGATAAGTGGGCGGTTGCCTATCAGTTACAAATAAGAGAAGATTTAAACGGAAGCATAGCAGTATTACCAGACGCTTCAGCTAGTTATTCTGGAAAGAATTTCTACTATCCTTTGTATGCTGATTTATACTCTAGTGGGTCGGTAACTTTAAATAATGTTTATAATGATGCTTTAATTAATTATAGAGATAACTTCTTAACCGAAAGAGATATGGGTAATGCTCATAACAAATTTGGTAATAAGTTTTTTATCAGTTATTACAGGTATGAAGGAATTTCACAAACGGCTTATGTAAGGACATTAAATGCTTCTGGTTCAGTAGTTGCTAGTCATAACGCTTCTATTAGTTTGTCTGGTAGCTTTAATATGTTTAACCTTTCTGCTGCCGCAATTAATACATGGGCAGGTTCTACATTAATAACAGAAAATACTTATGCTTATGAGTTTTACATTGTATCTAGTGTTGGAACTTCCAGAGTACTACGAATCTACCATGACTGCTCCAAAAATGGTGGAAACAGTGTACACTTCCTCAACCGCTTGGGAGGATATGATAGTTTCTTTTTCGGTCTTGTCAACAGAAACTCCGTAAG